GTCGTTTGCTGATGTTGATCCAAAAAATCTTTGCGTGTTTTTTTTGGTTTGCGATTTTGAGAGGGCACCTGGGTTTTTGCGCCTGGGCGTGCGGCTTGACGTGCTCGACCTTTGGCTGCTTTGTAGTTGGCTCCGCGTCTGGCGTTGCATGGCTTGCATGAGGGAACTAAGTTCTCTGGGTCATTGCTTCCACCTCTGTCCAGTTCAATCAAATGATCTGCCTCTACTCCTGGGCGTCTTTTGCACCAATGGCACAGGGGTTTGTCTCGAAGTAGTTCCGCCCGGTTCTTTTTGTACGCAGCCGTGTCACGTGGCCTGCGTTCTTTGCTAGGCATCGAATAGTCCTGGCTGGTGTTGTGTTGGTTCAGGCATGAAGTCACCCTGGTCGAAGCCTTTGCGTGTATGGCAGTTGTGACATGTCAACACGCATTTGCTCATTTCGACGATTAGTTGATGTGATGTTTTGTATCGGCCAATCAGCTTTGCGATGGTCATTGATTTGGTTGATCGGTCAAGGTGATCAAATGCAAACTCAACGTAATTGTCGATTGTGACTAAATGTTCGTTTCCGTTGTTGTAAGTCGGATGGTATGCGCATCTACCGCGTCGCAATTTTTCGTTTATGACGAGCAATAGGTCACGGGAATACCATTCTCCGCCTTTGAGTTGTTTAGGGTTTCGATTTGACATAGGAACTACCGCTGACGCGCTTCGCTTGTCCTAGCGCCCTCGCGTTGCTCGGTTGCTGTCAGGTCTATTTGGCAAGTGAGGCAGACGGGTTCACCGTTGATGATTTGATCACCGAAGTCTGTCGCGAGGTTGTTTGCGTTGCATCGAGTGCAATCGCCTATCCATGTTCTGGGTTTGTGACCGAAGGGCTGCGTCATGTTGTGTGTCAAGGCTACTTAGGCAGAGTGCCCCCGGGCACCATCCCGACCGTTGTTAAAGCACGGTTCACACTCGCCACGCAATGAATCTGTTTGCATGGGCTGAGCTGCCCTTCTAATGGGCGAACTAGGGATGATGAGTCCTCGAGGATTTACACCTGCATCAGGTCACGCGGCCTGAACGCACCAATGTGATTGGCGTACTTTAGTTTTTCCAAGCTGTAATTACAGCAGAAGCCTCCTGCTTGGATAGTTCGTCAAGTTTTACGACCTCACGATTGAGCACTGTGCCAATCTCACGCATTGTTTGACTGCCAGGTGTAAAGCCTCGGGTTTTAGCCAGCACTCGAATCATGCCAATTTGCTTCTCTGATGCTTTGCCCGGGCCAGCCTTCATAGGCACCACGTTTGTTTGTGGTTCGCCTGTGAATGGGTCTGGGATAGGTTCGCCATCGTCATACCGAGCAATCTCCACACGTGGCTGCTCCTGACGTGCCATGACCTCCTGTTTGGATGCCATTTTGTGGTCAATGCCAAAGCCCATCATGCCCAACGCGCGACCGAGCGCCGATGTGCTGGCGTTCATTTGCTCAGAGTCTTTCGTGTATGGGGTACGGCCCGGGAATGGCTCCCAGCAGTATGCGATGCATGGCAACTGATCGTCTTTGTCTCGCCACACGGTGCAACGTATCTCGATGTAGAGCTTGTCGTTGACTTCACGAAATGTGGGTTGCGACTCCTGTACTCGTAGGTCTGGGAATTTATCTAACGCCATGCGTAGGCGTGTTGGTACGTCAACGTAATTATCCAGGTTGAAACTCATTTGCTTTTTTCCTCCAATAGCAGCATCAGGTTGAACCATTCATCCACGGGCATGACAGCCATCCACTGTGCAACATCGGTGTGCCCAGGTCGTTTGCAAATAATCACGCCTGTGTAGGCGTTGGCGTGCGTCATTTGTGCACGCAACTGCCTAAAGTAGCCAGCCCAATCATGGGCTTTACGGTCTTTGACCTCAATGACCACACCGGGCCAGCCTGTGACATCGCCTTTGTCATCGTGCGTACCTGCTTGGATACGGTCTGCTTTGATTCCGTACTTTCGTAGCCATTTGACTACTGCAAGCTCTGCTGCATGGCCTTTACGCTTCTGTGGGCTTGTCACGCCAAAACTCCATGTCTCCTAGTACGTGTAGTGGTGCATCGAGCAGCTGATCGCGTGCGTCTGCCATGTGTAAGCAGTTGAGGTAGCCGATTGCGTCAACGAGTGAGTCCTCGTGCATTTTTTCGTTGTCCAGGCTTTTCATGAGCCGAGCCAATTTGACTGCCACCATAAACATGATGGCCTCCTGCACGGTCAGGTTGTGCTTGAAGTTAGTCAACACGCCAAAGATGCGACGCACCATGGTGTAGTCCGTGAATGGGTGGCCGTACTGTTCCATGCGCTCACCGTTTTTGGTGAGCTGCCATGCTCGATAGGCGGCATCGCCCGGGTCAATGTTGCTGCTCATTTTTTACGCTCCACTGTTTTGACAAGGTAGTACACGCATGCAACGATGTACCCGGTGAACACTGCTGCCATTATGTAATCAGCCCAGAACATCGTCGTATGTGCTCCAGTTCTGCCAGCCGTAGTTTGTTGCGATGTGCCATGCCACCCACAAGTTGGTCAATGGGTCAAACAGCTCCGTGCAGTCATCGATCATGCCTTTGGTTTGCAGGTAGCCGCGAGGCCAGTATTTGGTCGGCTGGCACCATGATGGCGTGTGAATCTGCATCAGGCCGAAGCTCTGCCCGTTGTCACCAATTGCGTTAGGTAAGCAAGCTGATTCAAGTTCTGCCACCTGTAGCGCTAGCCATAGGTCATCAAGCACAAAGCCTGCCCGTAGGGCTGTATCAGCCCATTCTCGGCAGCCTGGGCCTGTGTATGGGGGCATGGTCGTTACGACGCTCTCAGGACTTCCTGACGCGTCTGAAGCGGTGTCCAAGCCCACCGTGCCCGAAAGGGGAGCCGTGTACACGGTGGACTCGGACACCAGCCCGATGGTGTCGGTTTGTGGGTCGGACGTAACAGCCAGGGTCACGCCAAATAGCCCGGACAAAGCCAAGGCAATTACTGCTAGGGGATTCATGCGACGCTCGGGTGTTCCGGGTCGATGCGAGGCTGATGGGTCAGTTTTGATGGCTCGCTCCAATCCTCGTCAGCGTTGAATCGGTAACGCAGCTGGGCCTTTACGACCTCGCCTTCAGCGTTCCTGAACACTACCAAGTGGAATTGTTGCGCCGTATCTGGACAAAGCCCGGTGAGGACTTCGTAGGTAATCAGGTTGTGTGTCATGTGTAGGCCCCTCCAGAAGCCTGTTTTGACCTTAGCGGCTTTTTCGGCGCTTGTGTGGGATGCTCAGTTTCTCTACTTTTCGTACCATTCCCCACGGTATGAGTAGCACATTGTCGGCCCCCTGATCGGCTGTGCAGGTCTGTATCAGTACGCAGTGACGCTTGTACCGCTTCAGGATGCCCACGGACACGCATACCAGTGGCTGGTCATCAATGTCTCCTAGTTCGTGCCATTCGTTGTTGTCGAGGCTGTGAGCGTCATGCCACGTCACCTGGACAATGGCTCCGTCTAGTCCAGCCATACCACGTACTCCGCCGCTACCCGGCCTTTGTCTGGATCAACGAAGTGCAGCCGTTGGCTTGGTATCCCAGTGGCTGCGACGAACTCTCGAGCGTATTCGTTGTGCGACTCTGGGGAGCCTGTCACAAAGATGCGACCTCCGTTGCTCATCGTCAAGCTCATTGGCGTATGCCAGTGGCCCATGTAGCAGTCGTTGAAGTCCTCAATCACTCCACCTGCCCAAGCGTTGACCTTTCTTAGTATCCCGAACGCTGGGGTCTGGCCCCCGAAAGCACGGACTTCGTCCCCATGTACAAGCAAAGCCGTGTAGTTGCCAATTTTGACAATTTGATACCAAGCATCAGATGACTGCCAATCCTTGACCAAGTGACCGACCTTGTTGCGTGCAATCTCATAGGAGATTCGATCTACGTTGTCACCCTTCGGCATTTCGCCGTACCGACCAATGCGCCCATGGTTGCCGTATTCGCACACCACACGCACTGTCTCAAAGTTGCTGGCAAGTGTTGTCACCGTTTTGGCAATCAGCCTGGACACCTCAAACAGTTGCTCGTACAGGTGGCTGTCCACCTCGTACGCCTGCCCAGGGAAAATGCCCATGCCTTCAACCATGTCACCGCCAAGCATGAGCACTGCTTCGCGTACCGGGTGATGTTTGCGTTGAATCTCAGTGATGTGCAGCGCCTTGTCAATAAAGCGATCTATGCGTTGACCGCATGTTTCCGAGCCGTACGACACAGACTTTTTACCGAGCTGCCAGTCGGTGCAGTGGATGACTGCGACCTCGGCTTTGCCTTTGCGAGTGTCCTTGGTCGGTGGCTTGACCTTGACTGGTGGCGTACCGAGGCTTGCATCCTTAGCGGCCTGATACACAGCCTGCACCAACTCGTCGTTCTTGACCTTGAGCTTGGCGTACTGCTGCTGAGAACGCTTTAGCGCCTCACGCAACTGCTCGAGCGTCTGCTCCTCAGCAATCTCGTTACTTAGAGACATGCTTGCGCCTAAATCGGTACACAACGTTCCAATCGCACTTGAAGCCATGTTTGCTCAACAGCTTTGCTATCGAGTGATTGCTGTAATCCAAGTTGTAAATCAGGTCGTACCATTCCTCGCCGTTTGGCTGTGCATCAATCCAAACGCCTAGGTCATGCAACCTATTTTGTCTTGGTTCTATTTCGTCGCGTAACGCCATTGTCGTGATCCTCCAGATGGTTGTCAATCTTGTGTTCCACCCTAGTAAGTATCTTGCGGACGTATGCGTGATCGTCAGCATTTTCTCGCCGGGCACGCTCAATCAAAATGGCTGGCAGAACAGCTGCGCAGATGATGGCAATACCGCTAATTAGCGCTACGTAAATTTCGGTCGGCATGCAGGCTCACAAACTGCTGCACTTTCAAGGGTACCTTGTCCCCTGTGTAGTACCTGATGTGCCAAGGCTCGGACTGCAGCTCCCAGCAAAAGCCGTACCAGTCTGCGTTAGCGAGCATCCATTTGAGTCGATCACCGCTAGCGCTACTGACATCAACAGCCAAAGCGTAATTGTGCATACTTGAGCCGGGCGTAGCCATCGGTGCCATGCCGGGCTTTAGGTAGTACTTCTGTCCTTTGTACGTGCGTACTGACGTGGTGGAAATAGGTGCTGTGGTGTATCGGGCCATAAAGCCTCGTTCCTGCGTCTCCAGGCTTCTGTACGTGTCTGCGACGCTTGTGGGCTTGAATGGCCTGATGCCGTCAGCGTGTGCAGCTCGACGCATAGCCTCCCACGCCTGAGCAGCCAGTGGATGTTGTTGCCCATAAGGCCGAATCGTTTTGAGCAGGTAGGCAGGCAATCGTCCTGGCTGTACGCCTCGTAGGTCAGCAGGTAGTACTACTGGCTTGACCGGGTATTTCACTTGCGTCCGTACCGCGTGTCTTTAGTGTTTGCCCAAGCGTAAATCATTGGCAGGACTGCTGCTATTCCGGCTTTTAGCGCGCCTTCTACGTTGTAATTGCTTGTGATAAGCACGGCGACGCTTCCAGCGACGAAAGCTTTCAACCAATCTTCGAGCATGGGTGCCCATTTCATAGGTCATGCCTTTGGTGCTGGTGGGTAGGGATGTGCGGCTTTGACTTTGGCTACAGCTGCACGCCAAGCGGCTTCGGTGTTATCGCCACGTTGCCACTCAAAAAACAATCCGTCCGATTGCTGTTCGTATGCCGTGCGACGTGCCGCCTCTACAGCCGCAACTTGCTTGTTGTAATCCACAGCAGGCCAGCCAGCATCAAGTTCGGCTTGTGTTGGTTTCGGTGTGTTGCTGAACCATTGCAAAGTGGCGTAATCATTGTTGTCAATTGCCCATTCAGTACCGGGATAATTTGCTGATAGCACTGCTGCGTAATCGGTCATGGTGTTACCTCCATAACGGTGATCGTACTAATTGTGCGACTGTAACTAGTGGTATCGGTATCGGTGTATGACCTGTTTATGTAAGTTTCTACTTGTCCAGTGATTTGTTGCGTCTGCACTTTGTATGTCGTCGCGCTAGTAGTTGCTGGACTGTCAAGAAATTGCGCGCTTACTCCAGTAATGCCATTGTTGCTCGTATCGCTGTTGCCAGACGTGCGGCGCAATCTGTTGCCTGCTGCATCTCCTAATGCAATTTGGGTAGAACCGCGCAAAATTGCAAAAGGCGGATCTCCTACCGCAGCGGCAGACATTGACAAATTTACTAAGACAAGGACTTTATTGCTGGCACTTGTCGGTGTAATGCTGACCGATAAACCAGTGATGTCGACCAAGCTGGTGCTACTAGTGGTAAATGTGTCGGTCTTAGTCGTGCTTTTTACTTGCACTACGCCTGCTGTGCTCGGCCCGACAGTTGCCCAGGCAGCTCCATCGTAGTATTGAACAACGTTTGCATCCTCCAAATAACACAACTGGCCTTCCGCCAAAGTCTTTTCACCTGAGCCACCAAACGCAGCGTCACGCGCTGTGCTGTTCGCAAAAACTGGCACACCAGTTCGAGCGCTCTGATTCATCTGATCGGCGGTCAGAACCTGTGCAGCCGTAAATGTTGGAACAGTTGTCTGTGCGTTAGCGCCCATGGTTACCTCATCCTAATACGTTTGTGCCATCAAGTTGACCGTACACCGGGTCATCCAAAATGAGCTGGAACACAACAGTGGTTGGGGCTGTGTAGTAGGTGATGCGATGGCCTGACGCAAAATTGATGTTGCCCTCGATGCCTTCAATGCTGAGCTCAGACGTGATGGTTGACAGCCCGGTGATTTCCTTTGTAATGGTGATGGTGTCTCCGATGTCCACTGTGGCAGCCAACGCACGCTTAGCATTGTCTAGCAAGGCAAAGCTGGTGCTGACAGCCGTAAAGCGTGGGGCAGGCTCAGGCTCTAGCAGATAGTCCGCCAAGTCATCAATTTCGCCTTGCAAATGCAGCAGGCTGTTTGTGATCGACTGCGACTGAATGAAGTACGTGGCCTGACTGGTCAAGTCCTCAGCCAATGCGTTCTTGCCGTCAAGCGCCTGTACGTAAGCGCGATTCAGCACGCCATCAGCGTCAAACTCAATCTCCACGTTGTCATACGGTGTGTTCGTGCCATCATCGGCAAACGTGATGACAGAACCGCTGAGCGTTGCTCCCACACGCGGCTGGAATGTGAACACGCCCGCCCTGCTCATAAACACTCGGCCCTGCTCAGCCTGGTTGATTTGCGTAATGTACGCCAGCGTGTTTTGCCCGGCATTGAGCGTGTATGAGCTGTCATGGCCCATGTTGACCGTCCCCACGTCAATAGCCGTAGTGCCTGTGTAATTAACCTCCGGCAACGCTAGAACAGTCTCAATGCGTTCTCCCGAGGTTTCCGCACTCGGGTTGAACGCAGCCATTTGCGTCTGAGCCAGCAAGTAGAAATCGTCCGAGCATTGCACCGCCACCGTGTTAGGGCCAGCCAAAGCAAACTCGTAGTTATAAGCCGTAACGTAGCCGACAAACAAATACTCTGATGATCGGCTCAGCCTGACTCGACGCATAGGTGCAAGGCCGGGTTTGTCGTTGCTTGGGTCGTAATAGGGGCTGGCAGTGTCATACGGCCCAAGGATGCCTGTCTCGTC